CCATAGTATGTGCGCTGTTAGTTCCATTGGACCTACCATAGACGTTGATTATCGCTTGGTTCTGACTCCCTAAATCCACCGCAGTAATACCTAGAGTCAGGCTCAAGTCCCTGTATTGAGTTGTACCTGGATCCCAACTCAGTATCTTGCACCATGTATTAGCACCATTCTCCGTTCCTGTGCTTCCGCCCGCAGAGCCACCAACGTGTTGCGTGTCAAAGGAGAAGTGCTTTGCCACATCAAGGTCTTCCGTCATTGTGATGTCACCCGCAGGTGTGATTCTCATTCTCTCAACGGCATTGGCATAACCACTTGTTGTGCCTGTCTTGAATATCATTCCGGCTTCGATGCCGCTTGAACTGACCGAGTTGGAGAGAATCAAAGCGTTGTTGTCGGTATTGCTCCCCGAATGACTGCCAATCGCTGAGTGTTGTGTCCCACCATCCTGTTCAAAGACGATGAATGGTTGGTCTGTCTCACTGTTATTGTCCGTGTCTGCTTCAAGGATGAGGACAGCATCACCTGATGTTCCGCTTGAGATGTGCAGTTTGGACTGTGGATTCGTAGTACCCACTCCGACACTACCCGCAGATGTGACATTGAATCTATACGAACTTGTATCGACATTGTATAACCCGAATGCGCCACCGCCGATACCTGCATTGTCAGCAGCAGATACTATTCTCCATTCATCTCCACCCGTTCCTGTTGAATCTAGGCTTATCTGTGCGCCTGTCGCATGAGATGAATCAACGCTCAATGTCACTTCTGCGGCATCTGAAAGATGCAATCGCGTACCAGGACTCGTAGTACCTATTCCGACATTGGCTTCATCAATCGTCATGGTATTGGTGTTAGTACCATTAACATGAGTGTAGAACTTCAGTCTGCCCTTTTCTTGACCATCATTGCCATAGTCTATTTGCCCTGCTATACTAGCATAAGTTATTTCTTCAACGGGGTTAGCGTTATTGTAGCCCTTAAAGTGTAAATGTCCCAAGAAGGTATTTGCGCCAGGCGCACCATTTGTTCTAACTAGTGTTAAGTCGGGAGTTGATAGGTTTCCATTAGCATCAGACCCTTCTATTCTTACTGTATCTCCACCGTCAGTATCAGCAGATACGGTAAGTGGCGCAGAAGGACTCGTAGTGCCTATCCCCAAACCCGTTGAGGTGATTGTCGCAGTCGCGGTATTGTTGCCAAGAGTTGTTGTGTTGGCTGCGGTATGGAAGAAAATCTGAGAAGGAGCATTACCGGCACTTGTCCCTCCACCAATGGAGATTCTTGAGTATAATTCATTGGCATCTGCTGTTAGTATGGTGACGGGTTCCTCATCAGTATCGTAATGAGGCGCACCGAATCTTGCGAATTTCCTAGTGTTATCGGTGAGTGTCGTGGCATTCACATCAGCACCGGCAATAAGAGCAAAGCCCGAACCTGTCCTTGAGTCCAATTTAGCCGCAGGGCTTGTAGTTCCTATTCCAAGACTTGTTCCATCGAATACGAGATTGGCCTCACCGTTCAGAGCGTCAGCACTACTGAACGTGGCTATCCTATTGTTAGCACCGTTGGCGACTGCTGATACTGCCCCACCGCCGCCGCCTCCTGTGTCAATGGAATCCTGGAGGTTGTCTATGGTCATGTATTTCCAGGAGGAGGCAGACTCATCCCAAAGCAGAATCTTGTCATCAGTAGCATCTGTCGATTCAGTCAATTCCGAGAGATTCACAGGATCGTCTAATGCAACCGTCACGGTATCAGTAGCACCAACGCTTGTCACTATGGGCGAGGAACCCGCTATGTCCAATGTGTTTCCATGAGCTATCGTTTGATTCGAGCCACTATCTGCCGTGAGGGTGAAAGTAGTGAGCTGATTCGTATTCGTATCTGTGGTGAAGGTGAGGTTGTTCTGCATATAGGTCTTCAGCCTACCCATTGTTGCCTTGCGGTTTGTCCCATCTGCCCCATCATCAACAACGAACAAATCTGCATCGACAAGGGCAGCACCTATGTCCGTCATGCCATCTATGTCTAAGGTGAATGTCTTGCCCGACAGGCCGATACCTCCGCCCGAACCAACTGCTAGATGTTGAGTGACGTTGCTTTCTGCTATCCTAGCATCAGCGAAAGTGCCACTTGTAATCTTTGAAGTAGCCAAACTAGGAATGTCGGATGCGGATAATCCACCATCAAGAATATTGATTTCTGCTAAAGATGCAGTAAAACCCAGGTTAGTCAGACCCTGTGCTTGTTGTGTGCTAGTAAGGGATTGGTTGTCGTCAATTCTCAATCTGTTGCCAAGCGAGGTTGCAGTAGTGGTTGAGAAACTAGCATCATCGTTGAGAGCTGCAGCCAACTCATTCAGAGTATCTAAGGCGGCAGGGGCAGAATCGACTATGGATGCGGTTTTGCCATCTACATATGCCTTAATGGATTGCTGAGAGGCGGCGGCAGTAGCACTGTTAGATGCAAAGTCATCCTCATCGAGAAGAGTCAATTGCGTGTCAGTTGAAGCAAAATTCAACTTGCCACCTGTGTCATCGTATGTGACAGCAATATTCGTTTCCGTATTGGCACTCACCATAGCCCCAACAATGTCCTGCACTTGTTCTGTGCTGAGTTGAGTGTTGGTATCTGTGGCAGCAAGTGTTAGTGTTCCTGCCGCATCATCATAAGTTTTGGTTATGTTAGAACCTGCTACGATTACACCTGCTACAAAGTCCTCAACTTGCTCTTGTGTTAGTTGAGTGTTAGTATCAGTTGATACGAAGTTCAGTTTCCCACCCGTGTCATCATAAGTGACTGCGATGTTGGTTTCGGTTCCCCCATCAACCATCGCCCCTACTATGTCCTGGACTTGTTCTGTTGATAGCTGAGTATTGGTATCCGTTGCAGATATGGTGAGTTGTGTGTTGCTGTCCCTGGTCACTGTGACGTTCGTACCTCCTACGATAGTGATGTCATCATTGCTACCTGAACTTGGGTCGAGCCTCAATGCGGGGTTGTCATTATCTCCACTTGTCTGTGCGACTAGAAGATCATAGGTGGTTGCTGATGCTGCTGAGAAGGTGATAGTGTCGCCTGTTTCTTCAATGGTGACGTTCGTACCCGCCGCTAATGTGACGAAATCTGTACCACTTCCTGACCCTCCTGCGGTTAGATTAATTCGAGCATCACTACCACTTGCGGATGTGCTAACTGAATATGTCGTGTCAGCAGAGACTAGAGTTATCTCATCGTTGTTCTGAGTGACGGTAGTGTTTGTCCCTCCTGTGATTTTGACTGTATCTGTACCACTTCCGCTACCGCCCGCAGTCAGGACTATGTTCGCGCCACCTGTCACAGTAGCAGAACTGATTGCATATGTGTGATTCAAGTCATCTTGGAACGTCAAGGCTCCGCTTCCATCAGTCTTGAGGGTTTGATTTGCATTCCCGTCTGATGTCGGCAAGGTGAATCCGCTTGCACCAAATTTGACCTTACCCGTACCATGTGGTGCAAATGTGATGTCATCGTTATTTCCTGATGTCTTGAGAGTCAATGGAGAGGCGGTGACTAGCTCTCCGCCCGATCCTGTCGTATGCAACCTTATGTCAAAGTCATCTGAGTTGGGAGACTTGAGGTCAATCCTAGCACCGGAGTCTCCACCAATCTCAATTGTTGCCAAACCACTACCGCTACCCAGGGCAATGACTTCATCCGCACCATTGTCTATCGTTAGCGTAGTGCCATCGTATGTGAGCGTGGACTCACCCTGAAATGCATCTGTGCCTGTTGCAGTAAGGACACGGTTGTTCGCACCGCTACTCATGAAGTCGCTGACATCCACGCTGAACTCGCCCGAGCCGCTAATGTCGATTCCTGTTCCTGCCGATGGGACAGACCCTGCGTTCAGACCTATGTTAGCACGAGCGTTTGATTGCTCAGTAGCCGTTAATCCTTGACTGTTAGTATCGACTCTGACACGGTTGCCAAGAGCAGTTGTCATTGTACCTGTGAAATTAGCATCATCATTTATCGAAGCGGCTAATTCATTCAACGTATCTAGTGCCGCAGGTGCGCCCCCAAGTAGGTTGGATACACGAGTATCGACATATGCCTTGACGGATTGTTGAGATGCGGCATGAACCGCAGAATTCGATGCGAAGTCATCTTCGTCTTTGAGGTCAAGCGTAATAGTAGCTGAGTAATCTCCACTCCCCGTGTTAGTTTCGCTTTGGATGAGCATCCCTGTTCCGGCGGTTAAATCGACACCCGATGTGATGTCAGCCAGGACCGCATAACCATAGGACAGTATCTTGTCTTGTATGGCGGCAGATGTCATCAACGAGGTATCGTTGTCAGCAAAGGACTCCGAACTGACTTGTAGACTACCTGCGGCTAACTCGGAGACTGTCAAGTCAGCCACGTTGAGTGTGATTGCCCCGCTAGTAGCCGTGCCTGTCAGGCCCGTTCCCGCCGCAACGCTATACACTACGCCCGAAACACCTCCGATTGAACCTCCTGTGATGCTAACTGCGTCAGAGTTCTGCGTAGCCATTGACCCCAGGCCCAATGATGTTCGAGCCGTTGCACCGCTTTCTGCCACCCAATTACTGCCACTTCCAACGATAAATACCCCGTCAGAGGGGGTCATTTGGGCAATAGTCACTAAATCTCCATCATAGGATTGGAAAGTATTGCCACCGCTTACTTGGCCGTCTGCTGGATTTACCACAGGATCAACGGCAGTAGCGAGCAAACTGAATGTGATTACCTCACATTGAATCGTGTACCTGAATAGTTTCTTCGACCTATCAGAGAGGTCTGTCCTGGTCTTGTATATGAGTCGGTCAAAGTTATTGTTGTCACCCTTCCTAAAGGCATGGATAATTCTCCTAACCTCATCACGAATCTCTGAGAGTCTTTCACGACTGTCCACAGTCCTGCAATCAATTGTGATATTGACGTGTTCATTCACATAATCATACACAAGTTCGGGTTGTGCCTCATTGTGAGCAGTCTCAAAGATACGGATGACATCATTGTCTAGCATCCTTACTCTCTTAGCATCGCCCTTGTCCACATCAGCAATGTCCTCGATGGATGGTTCAGGGGGCTTTGACCAATTAGTTGCAAGAATATCTCGCAATGCACTTATCGCATCCTTAGCCACGTTTCGCCGCCTCCTCGAATTTGTCCTTAGCCTTGAACATGGCAAGACGGAATGGACTGTTCTCCATCTGCCTCATTGCGTTATGTTGCATTTCTTCCTCAGAATAAGGTAGGCCATCGGCTTGCGCCATGACTCTTTCTTCGGACAATACCTTCTTGTGCATATGAGGTTCGTTCTTGATTACATTAGCAGAGGCTTTTGACAGTTGCTTTGCAGCATCCCTCATCTTCGTGATTTGTTCAATCAGACCCTTATGCACAGACTAACCACCCATGCCCGCTACAACAATGCTTTCTTGATATGGAATCAAGATGCGTTTGACTTCTTCTTCTAATTTAGTAATCTTCTGTGGGAGATCGACATTCTGAGTTCCCTCGGGGAACATGGCTGTGTAGTCATCAGTCATCATGATGTCCAATGCGACTAGCTTGGTACAAGCATCCTCTATGGACTTGTCAAGATACCTCTCTCCATAGACGTATGTTAGTTTGATGCTATGGTTCTCAAAGAATGGGTATTGATTGTTGAACATGATTGCGCCGTTGTCTTCCATAGACCACCAATCCTTTTGCCTTTGTTCGTCAGTAGCATCACTGTCAAACCTGGTCTGGAAGATGTCTGTGACATTTGCAGACAGACCCGATTGGAAATCGGATGTCAAGTCCTCAACGATAGTCAAGGCGTTTCCATCTCTAGTGCATCTTGCAACTTTGATTGACGCTCCTGTACCATAGTAATACAGACCGTTTCCTTGCGTAAAGCCGGAACCGTCTGTGACATTGAATGTGCTACCTGTGGATGTGGCGACTGAATTGACAGTAGTGCATAGAGCAAGGTCGAAGCAACTTAGGTTAGTCGTTGCTATGGTTGTGTTTTCACCCTCATCCGTTGAACGCATACTGCTAATCAAAACATTCCCATCTCCTTCATCACTATTGGCGGTTGCCAGGAATTCATTGCTCACGTTGAGTGCTTTGCCATTGTCAGTCATGCTACCTATCTGTATGGCAGTCTTACTCGCATTTGCATCCTCATTGATTAGGCTTGCAATCTGACTTGCAATGGTCTTGACACCGAAGTCCTTTGCCCATGTAGTGCCTGACGTACCACTTGACAATGTAGCCGTATGCGCTATATTGGGACATAGGAATATCTTATCAGTCCCGTTGAACAGATGAGGATCTTTGAGAACTAATCTCACTCGTGATGCGGCAAGCTCTCTGTATTTGTCTCCTTGCCAAACTCCCATCCTCAGAACTCTTTGTATGGGCCTGTTCCTAAGATAAATCGCACCGACATAATCTGTATAGTATCGGCGGCGGTAGGGCTTGAACGTAGTGAAGTTCTGATACTCATCGACAACAAGCCTGGGTCGCCATGCTATTCTGCATATCCTGTCAATGTAGTCCTGTCTTCTTCTGATAAGATTCTCGACTTGGGCCTTACTGATACCCCTTTGTGATGAATTTGAGAGAATTGTTGTAGGTTGGACATTTGCCTCGTTTGCTTTGGTGTAAGCAGTTCCTGGATTGGCCGCTTTGAGAGTGACTCCGCCACTCGAACCTGTTGATTCAATACCCGTCAAGGTAAGGGTGCAGCCCAATGCATCCACGTTATCGTACAGGGTAATGACATCACCTGATGCAAAGCCCCATCTTCGATAGTCTGCTCCTGCAATTGGAATTTTGATTATTGAGATTGCATTTTCTGTGGCAGTCGTGGTATCACCAATCAATGCCGTAGGCTTGGCTTCGGGAAGTTGCAAGTATGATTCCACTTTGGCTACTGTTGTATAGACAAGATCGTCAGGATACAACGGTTGGCTTGGTCTATGCCCAGGATTGAATGTTCGTGGCATTACGCTTCATCCTCCCTAACTCCCCAAATTGTAGTCCATGTCTCCACCACATCCTGCACAACTAGGGGTATAGCAAAAGTGAAGCAACCCACAGGACAGGCATCTCGTTCCTGAACCGATGTTTTGAATGTCATATCTCTCTCTCCCCCTTATCTTCACGCGGACAGTCTCGGCCTTCGCAAGGTTCTCCTTGCTAAAGGGAGAGTCGTCAGTCCGTATGGAACCTTCGTCTGTGGCAATCTCGGCCATACGCACCTTACGGCGGCGTTCTATTTCGTGTGCTTCTTCAAAGCAGAGTTCATCTAATTCTACTGCCACCGGCAAGCCCCCGCTTAGGCTCGCCCACCTGTGACTGAGACATAAGTGACTACTGTTGAAAGGTTGGTTGCGTTTGCGACCTGATCCAATGCAGCACCATCTGCTCCTGCTTCGTATGCCAACACTTTCTTGTTGGTTCTGTCGTATTGGAATACATATCCGCCACTCACTTCTATGCCTACTGTTTCTATGTTCTCAACGTAAGCAGTCAGATCTAGTGCTTCTCCACCCGTTGGATACGAGTCATCAAAGGTTATTTTTAGAGCGACAGTTAGCCTGTTGCCCGTCACATTCGTTCTTCCAAGTTGCTCAACGGTGAGTGCCATACTGATACCTACGTTATTTTCAATCCTATTTAACCACTACTTTACTCATGCAGTATTGTAATCCTTGCAATATTGCTTGCTCCGGCGGTGAAAACCTTGCCTCCTGAGAGTGCTAGTGTGAATTTCACCCTGCCACAAACTGCTCCATTCCATGAACCTGCTGCACCTGCGGGGTTGTTGATAGTAAGATGAACTCCTGCTGTATCGGTGTTAGCTCCCTCTGCAATCTGGAAGTGGCCCACGAGATTGCTTGCAGTCCTGTAATCAAGACTTGCGACTTGTTCACAATACTTGTAATCGGTTCCGCCGTCTGATTCTGCATCCATTGAGATGTCCATAGATCCTTGGGTAGCACCATTGGAGTTGCTTGCCATGCGAGACATATCTAGTATGATACGAGAAATCTTCCCGTTCATGTCGATAGTGCCACTTATGGAACCCGTGCCATCTCCGGTTATGTCCAGGACTCTGCGGTTGATTCGAGTGCGACTTGCGTAGCGACCTACGCCATCATCAATCTCGTTGCTCACTCAGATGCCCCCGTGATATGCTCACGGGCCTGTTCCATCATTGAGGCTTTCGTTGAACGGTTGTTCACGGCTATGCCTTTGTCGGAACACCATGACATCATCTGTGCTCTCGTCATCTTGGAGTCAAACCCTGCCGCAGCTAGAAGAATGTCCACATCCACTTCTTTGTCAGATATAGGTGGCAAGGGTTCCTCTTCCTTTTCAGGAAGAACTGTCTCCTTGACCTTCTCAACTACCTTCTGTGGAATCTCTGCTACTTTCTGTGGAATCTCTGCTACTTTCTCAACCGCCGCTACTGCCTTTGCTTTCTTAGCAGGTGGTTCTTCGATAGCCGAGGCCATGTCCTTTGCTTTAGAGTCGTGGACTTTCCAGGCGGTTCCGCCATTGTCAATCATTGGTATGATTTTGTTGCGGATAAGATCCTCTGGTACGTCATCTCTGGTCTGCCCTCGTGCGAATCCGATTCGGTGGTGTTTTCCGACCTTTATCTCACAATAGGGCCGCGCCCCAACATATTGAAGGCTAAGAGCCATTAGGCTCACCTTCACCTGTATAGGAATGTGATTCTAACCGTGTCGCCATCCTGACCTGCCGAAGCGGGAGTCAGTTTTAGCAGAGTGTTGGTTGATACGTTCCCTGCAACCGTAAAGGCGTTTCCGCCCGCAGTCGTTATGTTGTGTGCGGACAGGATACCGATTAGAGCAGTCCCTGATACTGCGTTTGTTGCTAGAGCTAAATCGTATGCGAAAGCCGCATCTCCATCAGTCACTACTACATCCACGATAGCCATGCTGATCGTGCCTGTTGCTGCGTTGCTTCCCATTGGGCTTTGCAGCCATGCGGTATCTTCCTCTCCAACTCCACCCCAAAGGCGGCTGTTGAATACTTCTGTTGTGCTAGTTATGTTCGTGTTTGCCATATTTCTTCACTCCTTTATTTCTCCATAATCTCCAAGCCTAAGCGGCGATGTCCCTCACCTTTCCATGTGCTCGGTAGAATAGTTGCCATAGTTCTCCCATCGTGTGGAACATTCCCATCTGACCTAGCCTGTTGATGCCGAAAGGATCTCCTGTCTCTATACCGGACTCGTGGTATAGGGTTGGCTTGGCGGTGCAGAAGTAAATGTAGTCCGAGTCGATGAAATACATTCTCGATAGTTCGCCTGAGTCTGCGTGTACGTCTTTCGATGGAATTAGAGGTACGCCGTTGTAGGTTGCTACTACGAATCCGGCTTCCATTCCTGGAACACCCTTGACTCCGTTCACGCCTGGAACGACTCTCTTCATCTCGGTGAACCTCTGTTGAGGTTGTAGGAGCTGCTGAACCTTCTCTAAGGTATCGTAGCCTGTCAGTATGACCTTTGGCTGTCCACCCTTCTCCCATACGCTTCTGAACATTCCGTCAATGACGTTCAGACTGAGAGCACGAGCCGCACCTGCGCTTCCTGCATCCACGTTAGCATCGTACCACTGTGCAGTTCCACCTGTGCTTCTGGTGATGTTGTATTGGTTGTGATCTGCAATCGTGTCCACGAAGTCGGTTGCGGTTTCCACGAAGGCCGAGGACAAGCACCTGTCAAGGGACTCGAAGTCGTTTCCTGCTGCGGTGTCAGTATCCTCAAGGAGCATGACGTTGATGTGCTCGGCGTGATGCTTTGCCATCTCCATCTTCATTACTGCCCTTGCATCTCCAAGACCGTCATCCTTGTCGGCCAGGAACATTGCAGTCTCGCTTAGGTCGAAGGTGTGAGCCACAGTCTTGGGCTTTGTGCTGACCTCTGCGAAGGTTGGCTTGCTGCTCTCGGGTAGAGTACCGTTCTCAGGTAGTCCACCGCCCTTGTTGAAGGAGGGCTTGTCAGTGACGACCCTCCATCCACTCTTCTCCCAGGGCTTCTTGGGCAGTATGCTGAAGGCGTTGAACTCCTGGTTGAGCTGTGACCAAACCTTTCGGCCAAATATTGCCTGGTAGGTTCCTGTCGTACTGCTAACCAGAGGTGAGTCTGCCTTGAGCAAGTCTGTTCCAGAGTAGGCCCATGCGTTTGCACCTGCGCCCGCACCGTAGTATAGCCTCTCCATGTCTTCTATTGTTCGTATGTATCCAACTGATCCACTCATTTTTTCACTTCCTTTATCTCCTAGTCACCTTAGACGATTACTCGCCTACCAATGCCCTCCTTGCTAGATCTTCTGTTGCTCTCCAAGAGTCGAGGTCGTTCCCCATTGCGGCGAACTCCTCGTTGGTTGGGACTCGAATGTCGGTTGATGGTGCGGCGGACTTCTGGAGGTCTGCGCTTCCGGCTGCGGATAGGTTTGCTATCTCGTCTTTTAGAGATGCAATCTGTGAACCGAAGTCGTTTGCCTTCTGAACCTCTAGTGCGCGAGCAGTCTCGGCCTCGTAGCGAGCCTCCCAATCCTGCTTCACAATAGCCTTCAATGCCTCCTCATCTCTGAGTGCAGCGTATGCGGCGTAGCCCCTCTCTAGTCCTTCGGGTGTGACCTCGCCGGACTTGATGACGTTCTTGTTTCCGCTTGGTGCGCTGTATGCCATGTTAGCAACGCCTGGTTGCTTGATGACGTACTGATTGCCACCAGGAGAAGGTAGTGCTGGCTTTGCAGTCTCGGATGCGTCTTCGCCGCTTCCAATCTCATCGCCCTGCCCTCTGTGGGAGAAGCCACCCTGTCCATCCACTCCGACCATGTATGCCTTCTCTAGGCCGAAGTGAGTCCTGAGTCCATCAAGATCCACTCCCTGCTCGTGTGCGAACTTCTCAAGAGTGTCGATGTATTCCAGAGCATCCTGGGTTGCCTTTCCGAGTTGTTGTCCATCGTCTTCGTACATACCCATTTCCTCGTTCATCTCATCGCTCGACTCCTTCATGGAACCCTTCATTTTGGGTTCTTTCTCGTCTTTTTCGCCTTTGTCAATAGCCTTCAGTATTCCATTCAGGCTATCCCTTATTTCTGTCAATGCTTCATTGTCCGTCATTTTATTCACTTCACTTTCATCCATTTTGAGGATTGTATAACCGGCCTCGGGGTTGATGCCCTTTTTGCAAAGGGTAATTTCATGCAACTCAAGGTCAGTAATCTCACGGTGGTTGCCATGCTCTGCCGTGTGCTTGTTCACACGGAACAGGGCTTGGCCCCCTATTGAAAAGGCACGGAGCTCTCCATCTCGTACCTGCTTTTGCACTTCTCGTGCCTTCTGAATGTCGCTGCGTATCTTGCATACGACAAAGAGGCCGTGATCGTCCACCTCGGACTTCCACACACGGCCTTGTGAATCTGCGTAGGAATCAACGACTTCTCCGACTTGGATGCCGCTATGTGCAAGCTGAACATTTCTGTATGCCTTGTTGTCCATAAATTTTCCAAAGGCTTTCTTTAGAGCCGCAGCAGGTATTCTGTCACCCTGCTTGTCCACCATGTCCACGCTTGCGTATCCGGCAACGAATAGTTCACTACCGGAGTCTTCCTTGATGATGAAATCTGCACCAAAAGCAGACCATCCAATGGAAGGTTCTAGCATCTGTGCCGTTGCCATCAAACCCTGCTACTTTTCTCAATTGTATATGAATAACAACATGACAGGGTTGTCAGCCATCACAGGGCATCATCATGACGAAGGGCTGGCAGTACCTCGTTTTCTTCCTCTTCGTGATTTTTATCTTTACCAGGGAAGCGAATGACTGCTTTTCCTTCTTGAATGGTTAATGTTGCCTCTCCGTCTTCGGTGGTGACAACCATGTTCATTGGCCTGAATGATGAGTTAGGATCTATCTCAACTCCCTCCTTCTTCGGCTTCCCGAATGTTGTGTTCTCCTCATCGGTAATCTCAGTCGGACCTGTGGGTGCGGTGATGTCTGCTTGCATACCTGACCATGCACCGCCATCAGATGATGCTTGGTTCATACGGGGGAATGCGAACTTTTCTTGTATATCGTCATCAATCGCCTCATTGACTGTCCATCTCTTATCCTCAATCTGCTCAAGACCGTATTCACCACCGTACTTGTCAAGCATATTCTGAGTAAGGCCATCAACGGTAGCAATCAATTCCTTTGCAGTCATGGCCTTGTTTTTGTTCATGATAGCCTTTCTTGAATATCGCATAATCCTAGTGATGCTCTCATTATCATCATGCTCGCCTTCGACATTCACCTCTGGTGCTTTGTCCACCGCCTTCCTGAATACGGGGCGTTGCCTGTACGAAGGTATAGCCATGTTTTCCCTGCCGACATACAATGCGGCAACAGGACTCCAAAGAGGGAAATGGGATTTTGCTTGCTTCACCAAGTAGCTCGGGCCATCATACTCGGAAACGTATGTTCCATTCTCATCCGAATCTAGTTTTACAATCACAGGAGTGAAGACACCAGGATACTCAAGTATGATGTTTGAATCTTTTACGCTCATCTCAGGCAAGGGTGGGTGAATCGCACTCTTGCTTATGTCATCCTGGGCATACAGTATCCACTTTGGATGAACTGCTTTCTCCTTCATGAATGTCGATTTGGCATCTCGAAGGAATAAGTCGGTTCGGTCAAGTGATGCTATGGTCTTCATTAGTCCATCTTCATCAGTAGTGACGCATGAATTAGGAGATGGGAAATGCACATGATCTGTCGAACCATACAATGTCCGTAGGGCATCGACCCTATCAGACAGGGGTTCCTGACTCATATCTGTGTCTTTGTGAACTAGCAAATCCACAACAGTTAGGACATTACCTTTGATGTATGCATCAAACATAGCATCTCCTTGTATGCTATCCTTGAGGGATTTCTTGACTTTGCTTGGTAAGCTCCCAGGCTCTATGCTCTTGCCTTTCTTTTCGACAAAGACCCTCTTGCCCTTTGGCTTCTTCTGAATAACCCACTCTCCGCTAAAGCCCTTGAGAGTGTCCATGTCATCCAAATCACGCAGGACATGAGCAGGTTTGACTTTGGTTTCAAAGACACCTGTTGGTTCCCAATCAGGATCTGCCTTCGTGATTGTATCTGTTAGATGCATACCACCCATCATCGTAGGTTGGAGTGCATTGATTTCCTTAGTCTTTGGAAGTATTTGCCTACGAGCATGATTCACATCGACTGCATTTAGATGCAACTCATGTGGTGTTCGTTGTAGTATAGTGAATGGTTGCTCTCTCTTGTTCCATACTAATTCGCCCGTGTTCCTGTCAAACTTGTAAGTCAAGTCTGTGGGCATCTCATGACCCCAGGAATCTGTTGCGCCGTTATTGTATAATGGTGCAACAACCGATTCGGAATTTGGTGATACGGAACCGAACATACCTATCTTTGAAGACAATTGACCTGATGAAGCATCGGGTACTTGATACTCGTTAGGATGAATGCCATCTTTACGCATCAATAGATGATTGGCTGCATGGTAAATTTGACCTATGTTCCCTCTCGCAATTGTATTCATATTTGGGTCGCCATTAATTGGCTGCAGAACCTCCGGCCCAAATTGTTGTGCTACATTGTTTGCAATCTGAGAGGCGACACTAGCAAGTGCGGCATCGCTATTGACACCATGCTGATTGTGTAGGGCATAGTATGTTGAGTTTGAGTTAGGATGAGGTTCTCTCAATGCTCCGAGTCTCGCAGAACCTAATTCTGTTGTCTGCATCATCATGTCGCCAAAATTACTCATGAGCATGGCTGAATCCGGTATGATGATTCTGCCGCCTGTGCCTTGAACCTCAGAGGGGTGGTTGTTGTGACGCATTGATGCGTGTGTCCAATTTGCCCTTCTCCTTTCAAAGTCCATGTCTCCTGTCGATAAGGAGCTGAGAGCAGATGAGAATTCAGGAGAAGAATTGGCTGATGCAGGAAAATGCGAACCCGCTAACATATGAGGGCCATCTACAGGCACACCTTCGAGCAACATCTCACTAAGCCAATTGTCTCCAAATACATCAGAGTATGATTGAGAGAATAAAGATTTGAGTGAACCTATGTCACGACCTACTCCACCTGCATATTGATATGGTTCCCACCAATGATAGTTATGTCCTGGTTCGCCATTCACATAAGGAGAGGTCAAAGAGGCATTCATCATATCCTCGGGAGCAGATACGGTTGGCCCGCTTCTATCGCTTGGCCGTTGCCACCAGGCAGATAGTGGAGTGAACCTGTCCCTCCAATTCCTCAAGTATCTGTTCCAATGAACGCCTGTTCGCTCTTGGAACTTGTTAAGCACAGACCTAGCCTCGGGACTCTCGGGACTCTCTGTTTGAGATAACTTGCTGAGAAGATCATAGAATCTCTCAGCCTCACCAGGAGAGTGCCATTCTAAGCCAAACAAGAACGGCAACAGACCAAACTCGTTAGCAAGATACTTCCTCTTCTCATCTTCCCAATTTTCATCAGCACCATATTCACGATTGATGTCACGTTGATACAAATCCAACATAGACACCTTTGGGTCGCCAAACAGTCTTGCATCTTCTGGTGATAGTTTCATCGCCCTCTCGGCTTCCTTGTGATTAGGTGCTACTAGATTTATGAAATCGAATACTTCATCCACATACTGTGGTTCACCTACTGCGGCATTGTGTAGCAACGGACAACAGTTTGAGTTCATACCAAAGGGGTGATGCTCTCCATAGCTATTGTCTTCATTCGCCATAGGCCAATCCTTGAGGGGGGATGTGCTAATCTTAGAATGCCCTGCTAGGTATGATTGGTAATCAGTCGGTATCACCATTTGAGATGGAGGCAGGGCCGAACCAAGATTCCTCATAGAATAAACAGGAGGGGTTTCTGCCATCGCCATAGCGGCCATGTCTTCTTTCGTGACCTCATTGCCATCTAGTGCTTTGAGGTATTCATCGACAGGCGGCTCTTGCCCCATGATAGAGGATAGGACTACATCGGTTCTGAGTTTGACATAATCCGACATATTTCCCACCTTCATAGGCGGGAGTATATCTGCTCAATCTGTCCCGCAATTTCTTGCACTAGACCAAGTTGTCCGGTAGTCGCTTCCTTCTTGATGGTCGCTAGTGCTTCCTCAACCTTGTCACGATACATGGAACCACCTGTTCCGCCATCATTGAGTTTCATGTGCAGGGATGATCCGTTCACATCATATCCGGTCTTATACACAGATGGCATGGAGTATGTCTCACTTGTGATTGACTTCTTTGGCCCGTCTTCCATGTAAGGAAGGAGTTGGTTGTAGTGAGGGCCGTGTGCGGGTATCTCAGTCTCACCGGATATTTCCACATACATCGGCTTCACGTCATCTCCTGACTTCTCCTGGAAATACTTCTGGAGGAAGTCGGATGTAGCATCGGACTTCTTAACTTCGCAATGCTTGTCGCACTTTGCCTTTTGCTCTGCTGAACACTCAGAGTATTTCTTGCCGAAGTTCTTCATGCAATACTTGTCCTTCTCACCCATGTCGCCTTTCTTGCCTTTCTTGTCTTTGATTGCGTTTTTCATGGGTTCTTTTCTGTCGCCGTCTTTGTCCATGTCGAGGAAGTCTGGTTTTGCAGCCTTTCTTACTTTTCCACAGGTAGGGCAGTCGTCATCCTTGCACATACCAGCAGATTCCATAGACTTACAAGCATCTTTCTCAAGACCCATTGCCTTCTCAATGTCTCTTACAATCGCTAGTAGTTTTCCTTCCGGCGTGTCATTCATAGGATTAACAAATTTCATCTTCGGTTCATCTCCCTTTCTGCATCTTCCCACTCTCTCAGCTCGTCATGGCGAGAAACGCTCTTTGCAATCAAGTCACCACTACCCTCGAAAGGGCCACTAAAAGTATCTTCACCGATTGCTCGGTTCAATGGGTCGAATGCTTCATCTGCATGGGGTGTCACGAACCTCTGCCATCCCTGGGCTTTCATTGCGGCAGTAGGGTCATTGACTGCATTTCGCAACTCACGGTTCTCCATCTTGAGGATTTCATTCTCCTCTTTGAGGACTTTCGCCTCCTCAATAGCGGCTTTGGCTATGTCCATCGCATCTTCGGTTTCAGTCATTACATACCACCGCCTATGCCCATATTGCCAACCCTGCCTGTCATTGCGGCAAGGTTGCCATTAGTCTGATCGTTTGCCATCTGTGTAGGGTCGTGATGTCTTAGTTGTCTCTCCTCTGGTTCATTCATCATTCGACCCACTACAGTTTTGAAAGCATCCATCATCTGTCTCATCTTCATGAATTTACCATTTCTCTCTTGTATGAAATCATAGTCGATATTAGCAGCAGCAAATTGCGTACTGACTCTTTCTCCCCGATTGATAATGTCATTGCCATCATCTAACCAGGACATCAACTCTGCCCATACAGCATCTGCGGCGGAGTTATTCCCTCCCCCCATCATGTGTGCAGGTAAGCCACCTGGTTGATCTGTAGGAATATTCGTGGGTTGCGCCTCCATTATACCAGTAGGATCAACTTCCTGCTTTT